TGGCTAAAAGGAGGAAGTGAAGACTCCTCATGGACACCCGCCTTAGTAAATACACAGTCAAAACGCCGCATTCTCGGTATTCTCGGCGGCCATAAACGTAGCGATTTTCACGATTTTCAAAAGACCATCATAAATGATATTCTTGTGAAAATGGGTTCTGCTCCTGACCTTGTCCTTTTATCGGATGAAGGCAAAGATACAAGCGGTCTCATCTATATGTGGGCCGAACAGAATAATATCCCGGTTCGCTATGTGAAAGCGGATTGGTCTACTGGAAAGTCTGCTGGAATTCAAAGGGATACACAAATTATTAAAGAGGGGACCGCGTTCATTGTATTTGCTCAGCCACGCAGTGACCGCTATACTAAGATTGCTGCTAGACTACAAAAGAAGAAATTACCTGTGGTATTAGTAGGAAATGTCTAAACAGTGTAGCAGAAAAAAGCAGCGTGGAGGAGGTCTGGGCGATGGAACGGGTGCTGGAGCAGGTGCTGGAAGTGGCAGCCCCTCCGGCTTTGACGCCATTCACGCTGGTTCATCCGTCAGTGGTATTGTACTTAGTGATGCCGCCGCCCGCCAAATAATTCCTTTAGGAGTATCAGAGCAAGGTATGGGATTTCAGAAAATGACTTCTTCTTTTCACCGTAGCCGTAAGCAACGAGGTGGTGCGTTAGCCCCGGCTCCGTATGCGTCACTTGGTGAAACTCTTCCTTCTAGCATGACTGGCCCTATGACAACTACTGGCTTGGGTGGGTCAGCCACGGGTGTTCTGGACAGCATGTTGACTCAGACTCGTGGCCTAGTACAGCAGTCGGGTGGTGGCAGCAGACGTAAGCATCGCAAGGCTAAGGGTAAGAAGCAGAGCCGCAAGCAGCAGCAGCGTAATAGACAGCAGCAACAACAGAATCGTAACCGTAACAGACAGCAACAGAATCGTAACCGTAACAGACAGAACCAGCAGCGTACACGCAGACGTCAGCGTGGTGGTTCACCCCTCGGATTCGGACCGGCAGCCGGATCCTCCGTACTCCTTTCCCCGCAGGAGTTAGTCAAGGCTGGCTTGAACCCGCAGTGGTTTGATGAGAATCAGGTCAACCCCAACTTCGGTGGTGCCCTAACAGTTCCTGGAGGTCGCTAAGCCCGTGTTAAAATACAATCTCCTTCAGTAGTCGTTTTTTGCGATTCTGTAAGAGCCTGTAAAAGAAGTCCCTTCACATTACCTCCAATATCCGGCTGCGTTACCTTTACAGTGACTACCAAATCACCATGTCCTGACGAACCAGCAGGCATTCCTAAACCAAGTCCTCGTAGTTGAGCCCCATTCAGCAGAATGTCCCCAGTCCAAGCAATTGTCTTTACATGACCCGAAGGATGATCGCTCAAGGTACGAGAAAAACCTGTAACAGATTCCACCCATGTAAGAGTTATTTCAAGACCAATATCATTACCACTCCAAGTATAATTACCCTTATCTGAGCAACGCAGAATCAAAATCACATCACCCGGTGTTCCAAACTCCAGTTGATCCGAGCATTCACCCACAAATGTGAACTGATGACCTTCCCGCATTCCAGCAACAATTCTTACATCCAGTTGCTTCTCCCGATTCAAGATGCGTGAACCCGAGCAGACAGTACAAATAGGCCCCGGCTTACGGCACCGGCCATCGCATTCCCGACAAGTACTCCGTGTCTGTACAAACATGCCCGGTTGAATCTGCATTGATTGAACACTGAAACCGCGTCCACCACACCCGCTACACTCCACAAAACTGGAAACACCGTCACCCTTACACGCATAACAGAAACGACCCTGATTAAAAACAATCTTGAATTCACGTCCCTTGTAAAACTCCGCTAAGGTCAAGTTAATCTCGTGCATCTTGCTAGCACCCTTACCCGTCCTAGGAGGCGGTCCCTGCTGCTGCTGTTGCGTAAGAGGTACACCAAAGAAGCCCTGTTGTCCGCCTCCTTGGAACATCTGCTCGAATATTCCACCCACGTCCATATGAATCCCCATTCCTCCTCCAGCATGTCCAGCAAATCCCCTCATCATTGCCTCAAAAGGATTGCCTCCCATTCCGGGATGACCCATTTGCGGCCCCCCTTGTCCCTCTTCAGAACCAGTCATGTCATACATCTGACGACGCTGCGGATCAGACAGTGTTTCATAAGCACGCTGGATCTCCTTAAATTCTTCAGCCGACCCACCCTTGTCCGGATGCTTCGTCTTCGCTGCCTTGAAATATGCCCGTTTAATATCATCGGCTGAAGCACCCCGCTCAACTTCTAAAGCTGCGTATAAATCCGTAGACATCTATTTCAATATGGTTTTCCGTATTTAAGCACCATCCAATAATTTCACATAATGGAAGAGGTTGTTGGACAATCTCATATTACTGATTATCTATTAGCATGTAAAGGCGATTATCCACATTTACTTCTTACAGGTTCTACAGGCATTGGAAAAACATTTCTGTGCCAACATTTTTTAAAATACGCTCTTCAACAAATTCCAGCAAATGAAATGAATCGCTATATTTTAAAACTATCAAGTTGTGATGACCGTGGTATAGCATCTCTAAGACAAAAATTAGTTGAGTTCTTAAAATCCAATCGCAAATATGATATTCAAGCATGGGTTTGGATAGATGACGCTGATAGTCTACCCGTACTAACACAGCAGGCACTACGGCGTCTAATGGAACGCTATGAAACACACGTTAAGTTTCTTTTTTCATCCTGTACAAGCCAGTCATTCATTGAGCCGATTCAAAGCCGCACAGTTATTCTTCAACTTCTGCCAATTAATCTTTTTGAGAATCTACAATTTTTCCAGAATCGGTATTCGCCAAATATTAATCTTTCTGACGATGCCAAGAATTGGATTGTGGGATTTTGCCTAGGAAATGCCCGGCAACTCTGTCTTATTCTCCGTCTTCTTCAGGCCGTAAAACTACAGTCTACAACAGACACGCAAATACATATAGTACCTCTTCAAGAGATCCAGCAATATATTACTGCTCCACCTGTCAATTCTATTAAGGAACTTTGTATCGGTATTCTACAAAATAATGTTCATAAGATTTTCCAGCATCTCCACGACCTATTGATCGTAGGATATACTGTAGAGGATGTTTTACATTATATTCAGATTGTTACGCAGGTGTATTCATTCTTTTCGCCTCTTGAACTTATTAAACTTAATGAACGCTGCTCGGAAGTTCACATTCGCCTCATCCAGCGTCGGTTCGGTTTCTTTGACACTTTAAAAGTATTCGCAGGAGAAATACAGAAGGATGACCTCTTTCCGCTCAGAATTACCACCGGATGTTGTGATAGAATGGATAAAAGTGTTCGGCTTTAAGAATTTGCGTGATCGGCGATGGCTCCAATTTCCAGCACAGAATCCCGTCACACAAGAGGCCTATAATGCGATGATGGGATATTATTATCCCAGCAGGCGACCTACTGCATATGATTATCAGTCTTGTAAGAAAATCTTCCGACAGATTATTAAATCCTCGGAACACGTTCTTCTTTCAAAAGAAATCCGCATTGGTCCCTTGCGAACACACGAATACCAAATCAGCCCGTTGAAACAGGAATCGCTAGATGAGCCCACAGAAACTTGGCCTCTAGGAGTTGCTCCTCCGACAGACGCAGAAACCACGCATTCGGAATAGAACGCTCAAGAGTATCCGGAAGCGGCACCGCAACAACCTCTGGCCCTGGGAACTCAACACCTTCATCTCCCTCATTAAGTGTGGGAGGTAGGATACGCTCTACTAAGTCTTCCAACTGAATCGCCTTCCCTGACTTGAAGCGTGTCCATTCCGCCTTAGAATTAATCGGTACTTGCCCGGATAAATGTTTATCCTGCAAATAGCGAATGGCTTTACGGATTTTGCCCGCGTTCCAAGACAATGGTCCACCCCGAACAAGTTTGTCCATATCTCTAGCATAACTCTGCCAGAGTCCGCTGCCCTCCTCAATACCCCAGCAGATATTGGTATTTGACGCCTTATTAGCATAGCCCTCGTCAGGGTCTGTACCAAATCGCATGGCTTTCTGCTGGCCGAGCGTGGGAACAATGCTTTTAAGAAAGAGAACACGGGAATCAACCCACAATCCACCCACATAGCAGACCATCTGTGAAGATGCCCATGCTTTCCATAGCCAAGAGGGAGCCACGTCCGCTTCTGCTGGAACCTCAACGCCATGGTTACGTAAGACTGCGTGAACCTCATCGCGTCCTAGCAGGGGATCAATGACAAAATCTTTCTCGTGGAATTCGCGGCATCGGCGTAGATGAATATTTAAGAAGGGCGATGACGTACGCTTAAACAGCCGTGAACTCCAGTCCAGCCATTGTCTAGAATTCGCCTCCAAATCATCCACCACCCACCAAAGATGGACTGCTTTGTTCGCAGCGAATTTTTCATTCTCCTGCTGGGTCTTATCCTTGATAATGTATCGCAAAGTCGCAGCGGAAAATAATAATATTAGAACTACAAATCCAGTTAATTCGCCGGTTGATGCTGGTGCCATCCCTCTATCCTAGCCCGACTAATTATTTACCAGCAAACGCCTTTGAAGATTTTCATGATATTGCCCGGCTCTTTCATCCTGCTGGGCCATACGACGAACACGTTGATCTTCTAGCATCTTTTCTCTTTCCTCTGCCTGTCGTACTCTGTGCTGCTCCTCCGGTGAAAGAGTCACAGGAGCAGAACGAGCACGTTCCATCTCCTTCAGATTTGACGGTCGCTGACCAATTCCAGCAGCAGCTGAAGCAACATTCTGGCTGAACGTATTATCAGATGTGTAAGCGGATTTGAGATCAGTAAATTGTGTACGCGAACCATAAGCGGCGGTAAAATCACCCGGCTTTTCACCGCCTAGTGTTACACCCATTGTGGGCTGTAATGTTATGGCTGAGGGATAATAACCTTGGTTACCGTTGGCCGCTGGTTGACGGTCTTGCTGGAAAGCCTGGTTGAAAGTATCCAGGGCAAATTTCTTCTTTAGCGATTCATTTTCACGGACAGTATCGCTTTGCCCAGTTGTTTTCAACCAGTCACCGTAGCCGTCATCTTTCTCAGGATCGGGTAACTTGTTCTCTTCAAAGAGTTGATTGAAAAGATTCATATCCAACTTCTTGGGTGATAGGGCTACAGGTGCTCGGTCTTGTATAACAGCAACAGCCGCTGTTCTCTGCTGAGCATAATTATCTAGTTCTGCTGGATTCTGGGGGACATGTGCGGAAATAGCAGCAGCCTGTTGCCGAATACCGGAAACGCGGTCAACGATTTTCTGTAGATAGGCAGACGCACGTGTGATTGCGTCAAACATTTCGGGTTTGCCACCGCGGTCAGGGTGGTTCCTAACTGCGGCTTTCTTATAAGCATTACGAATAATTTCAGTTGAAAGTGACTGTGTTTCATCAATTCCTAGCAAGTCACAGCATTCGGTGAAATAATCATGGGCTCTTCTGGGAGCAGGGTGTTCTATGAGTTCATTCTGCTGGTTCTGCTGCTGCTGCTGCCTTTGCTGAGGCTGCTGCCTCTGCTGCTGCTGCTGTAAAGGTTGTCCGTTAGGAGCATATGGCCACGCGTAGATTTGTCCGCGATTATATCCGGCCAACCACTG